AACCAAGCCGTAGCGAGTTTTGAAACCAATCTTAGGTTGGAATGTACCAGTGTCAACAGCACGAACCATTTGCAATGGAACGTATGGGCAGTAGAACAAACCAGCGTCATAGGCATTAGTACCTTTGTAACCAACAACAGCGAATTCGCTAGAGAAGTTAGCTGGGAAGTATGGGTCAATATAAACCTTGATACGACCAAAGATGGTACCAGCGAATGTGTTACCTGTGTCATCAACTGTCAAGCTAACTTGTGAGCTGAGAGCAGATTGATAATCAAGGATACCAGCCATTGCCAAAGCGGAAGCAACATCAGATGAACAAATCATGATGTTACCTTTGCCTCTACGAGTAGTCTTGGCAATAGTGTTAGCTTCACGTTCGATTTGGAATGCCAAACCTTTAACTTTTTCAACCATCCAACGACCATTAGAGTCTGTGTCAAGGTTGAACACACCAGCAGTAGTTGTACCAACTTGTGCACCGATTTTAGCAGATGCATAAACTGTACGAACCACTTCACGGTTAATTTCAGCAAGAATTTCAGAAGACAAGATGTTTGCCAATTCTGTTTCTGCGTCCAAACCGTGGACTGCTTTCAAGTCTTGTGCAAGTTCCATTGAGTATTCTGCCTTCAAAGCACGAGTCTTTGCAGTAACAGTAACTTTCTCAATAGAGAATGCCATTTCTTGGAATGCGTTAGCAGCAGCGCCATCACCCAAGGCTTCAGCACGAGCTGTTGACATAGCACCAACAGCAGCGGCATTACCTGTGAAGATTTCTGTTGGCAATGTGCCTTCTGCAAATGCTTGGTTACCAGAGGTACCCAAACCAGAGAAACCAGTGTTAGCTTCGTTGAAGAAGGCTTCAGTACCGGATTGACCAGAATACTTAGTACGCATTGCGAAGATAAGACCTGTAGGTCCAGTCATTGGCTGAACACCGCAGATATCATAAGCAATCAAGTTAGGCAATGAGCGGCGAACCAAACTGATAAGGATTGGATCGAAACCGGCAACAGGACCTGCAGCAGCATTACCGCCACCGAAACCACCAGTTGTAGAACCCATAGAGTTCGTTGGTGCTGTTTCGTACAACATACCAGCAGATTTCTGCATTTCAACGGCTTGGTTCTCAAGCACGACAGCAGTAACGGCCTTACGGTATGGATCTTTAATAGCTGGGAGGTCTGGGTGCTCCAGTACGCCTTCCCATTTCTTTTGTAGACTTTCTGACAAATACATATAATTCTCCTTGTGGATTTGTTTAATTAAATTTTAGTTTTCGAAATTGCTTGCATGACAGAAGCAACGTATGGATCAGCAGCGGTTACTTGTTTCTCGCTACCATCTTCTACTTGCTCATGTAGGTCTCTCACATCAGCCTTTTTAGTGCCAGATGGGAAATAGTTCTCACGGATTGTCTCAAGCTTTTCTTTGTATTCTTCCTCTGTAGAAAAATCAACACTCTCTGCAAGTGCTTTTACTTTTTCAGCTTGAGTAGCTGTAAGTCCATCACAGACTTCATGTGCAATTTCTGCTTTATGGGATTCAATAAGTGACTTCTTCAATTGAATACCTGTTTCAATTTCTTCATTAAGTTTAGACTCTAGTTCTTCCACTTTAGTAGAAAGTTCTTCAACTAGGTCCACTTTGTCAGCAGGAACATCAATGTAATGTTCTGTGAACAAATTCTTTAAGCCGCCAATGAAGTCTTCAGTCAATTCGGCACGAAGACCGGATTCAACTGCAATTTCATTGTCTGCCATCCATTGCTCAACGACATAAGAAAGGTAATCATCAACCTTCTCTGTCAAGTCGGCCTTGATAGTCTCAACTGCTTCTTCAAGCATGCCGGCATATCGTTCTTCTGTTTCTTCTTCAATTTGAGATACACGGTCAAAGACACGAGCTTCAAAAATTGTTGCAGCTTTGGATTTAAAATCTTCTGAAATGGTATCGTCATCTGAGAACAACGAATTCATGTCATGTGTTATTTCTTCTTCACTCATAGTTTTTGTGCCACCAACTGGCTTGTTCTGAGTGTCAGCAGAAGCTGCTGATGGTTTTGTAGCTGGTGGTGTAGCGCTCTTAGCACCTTTGGTAGCATCAATCTTCTCAGAGTCACCCATTGGATGAGCATCTGTATTAGTTGGGCCACCAAGGTCTTGAACCTCACCAGGCAGTTTTTGGGCTGGCATGCTTGAGGCTGTCTTCTTGCTTCCTGCAAGAATATCGGCTGCGGCTTCCATTAGTTTACTGTTTGCCATTAGGAATCTCCTTTTGATTTCTTATTTATAAAATTAAAGTTTTCGTAAGTAATTTTCAAATAATTTTAGCGCAACTTCCTCTATTTGTTTGGAAGAAGCCGCTCTTATTTGTTTTTTAGCATCATCAAAGTCCATTTCTACGAAACGGCCTTCAACAAACATCCATTCTTTATTCTCCATAATACCATTGACGAAAGCGCCAGGGGCTGATGGGTCGGCAACAATGTCAGCTGCCGTGGCAAGTTTAAGGTCGTCTTGAACTAGGTTGTATCCTTCTCTTGTTTGCACAACAGAACCCATAGCTCTCGATGACACTCCAACTTGAATATTGTTCTCAATAAAATTCTTTACGATTTGACCGTAAGGAGTTTCCAAAATCAATGCTTTACCATAGAAGGTGTTGCCATCTTCATCTAAGGACACAATCTTATGTGACACACGTTCTAAGTTAATAGATGGTGTGTCAGGGTGGCCTAGTTCACCTAAAGCACGGTTTGTTTTAATGTATTCTTCATTATATCTCTTTACTTCTTCACGTAACGTGTTCATTTTATACATTCTATTGTTACGATTTACTTTATCGCCAACTAGGAATGTGCCTTCAATGTACAAGTGTTTTTTACCATTCTCAGAAGCTTCTGATAGGTACTTAACACTTTCAATTGTTTCGGTAATTAATTTCATTGGGTTATGCTCCAGTATTAACATCTACAGAGAATGTAGCTTGCTTACTTAATTCCATAACCAAAGTGCCGCCAGTTGCAATCGTAACAACAACATTAGCTGTATTGTTATTTGCAATCGAGTGGCCAAATTCATCAAATCTCATTTCACCAGAACCTTGTAGTGACAAGACTGGAGTAATATTACGAACAATAGTAATACTGCCATTCGTTGACCATGTAACACGCTTAATATCGGCCGATGTTACTGTTTCTATAACTGTATTTTTTCTCAAATCTGTAAGATTGATAGTGTATGTTCCAGGTTCAACGCATCTGATAACAGATGGACCTCTTAGTGAGTTTGTAACTTCTAGTGCCATTTTATTTTATTCCCATGGATGAGCGCCTACGCATTGACATTTTTCTTTTTAACAATGAACGGCGCAATTTAGCTTTACGTGTTGTTTTCCAAGAACGCTTTAACATTCTCGCTTTATGAAGGCGTGATGTAGCAGATATACGTTTAAGTGTATTGCCCGAAATTCTGTAACCTTTAATGCCTGAACGTTTAACATTCTTTTGAACGACAATACGACCTTTAGCATTTCTTCTAATTCTACGGCGAATCTTTTGAATTCTACCCATTTTAATAATGTTTGAACTTGCTTCATCTAAAATAACTTCTTCAAACATGTCGGCTGCAATATAACGCTTTGCTTCTTCAAGACGTTGAGACACGATTTCATTAAGACGAGCATGAATTGTTTCTCTTGCTTCATCCAACTTTCTATGTATAATAGATTCCACAAAGGTCATTTCATATGCCTAAATGCAAAATCAGAAGCACGGCCTAAATGTTCTTTAGACTTATTTACCATCGACTCATACTTCTTTTTATTATCATCGTTCAAAGCTTTATGTACTTGAGTAATTGCTGACGCAGTATAGTGGTCAACTTTCATCTTTGTACCATCGGCAAATTGAACTGGTTCGTGTTGTTTGGTCTTTACAATTCTATGTAAAGCATCCATAACTGATTCTTGAATCTGAGTTTCTTCAGATTGAATTGGTGCATCAATTTTTGGTCCATAAGGGACCGAAAAATATTTGTCTAATGTGTTATTGTAATAAAGGGCAATTCTAGTATTGTCTGGATACATGCGAATTGATTTGCGCTTTAGTACAAGAACAGCAGGAGGGTCATGTGGTGTATCAACACCTTTAAGTTGAATAGACTCTTTAACTTCAGTATCAAATTCAACCTTGTGTGCTTTTACTTTACGACCACTTGGACTAACCTTAAAGTCTGCCGTGTCAATTACGTCAGTAACTTCTTTAATTGAACGGCGAGCTTGTTGGTTAATCTGTTTGTTATTCGAAATTAAGTCTACCATTTTATTGAAAAGGTTTTGGACAATCATGCGGTCTGCATTATTGAAAGTAGGTCTTTCTTCTTTCATTTTATCTAACACAGCATGAATTCGTTGCATCTGTGCCTTATTGGCCAGACCAGCACGAACCAAAACATCGAACTTAGAATAGTCCGACTTTTCTTCTTCAACAATAGACTTAAATTCGTTTAACGATTTCATTCTTCTTCGGCTGTTTCTGGTGTTTCTACTTGCTTATCATTGAATAATGATTGAGCAATTTCAATTTTCTTTACTGCCAAAGCATCAAAGGCTCGTGCTGATAACAAATCATTCAAAGTGTCTTTTGCTTCAGCTGCATTGCCAGTGGCAACACTATTAATAAAATCTTGAACTTCCATTTTAATCTCCATTATTTTCTATTTAGTCTCGATGAAAATTTATCCACTTCAGCATCTAAAGTTGGTGTTTTAGATTCTGCGGATTTATCATCAATTGTATTATCCTCTGGAGGATATTCTTCATTAGTGGCCTGTGGTTCTTGACCAGGAATAGGCATTGTCGGTCCGCCAGTGCCATCTTTTTCTTCCTGAGCAATCTGTTTGTCCATTTCATCAATGACTTCTTCAGACATTTGAAGAATGTTTCTTCTAACCCAATCAGCGGAGTAGTAACGACCAATATATGGGTCAACCACTTGCAACAGTTGTACTCTAGTTTGTAACAACTCTGCATCACGCATTTCGGTAAAATTATTATCTTTCTTATAATCATAATAGATTACTTCTCTGAATTCATCCCATTCGTCAGCAGTACAGATACCTTTCAGTACCAACTGTGTTCGTAAAGCATAATCAAAGATTTGAGAGAATTTATTACGAAGACGGATAATAAACTTAGTGAACTTAACCTCATCACGGGTAACTTCTGTTGTACGACCAACACCAATCATACCACCTTGTTGTGGTTCTAAACGACTGATAGGCACATTCAATGACTGAAGAAGTTTCTGTCTGAAATACTTAACGTCTTCCAACTCACCAAGGTTTTGGCCAGCAGGTAGTGTAGTAATCTCTGTACCTTTACCACCTTCACGGCGAGGCAACCAGAAGTCTTCAAGCATAGACATGTGTTTACGGTCATCACGCAACTCACCAGTCTGAGCATCATACACCATCTTGTTACGATACTTAACCATAACATCACGCAAGTATTGTTCAGCCTTACCTTTTGGTAAGTTACCAACGTCAATGTAGAAAATGCGGCGTTCAGGTGCTCTTGAAATACGGTAAATAACAACCGCATCTTCAATCATACGCAACTGATTCAAAGGCTTAATAGCCTTATGTAAATAAGAAATCACAAATGTATTCTTAGC